AGTATCTAAAGCTTTGGGCGACCACCCAACAAAAGAACAAATGTTGGAACTGAAAAAAATTGAGCAAGATTTCAAATTAGAAATGAAACAGTTAGGGTTGGATGTTTACAAAGTTCAAACCCAAGATATACAAAATGCTAGAAAAACATTTAGTGGCGATTGGACATCTAAAATATTAGGATTTATTACAATAGGTGGTTTTATGGGTTATATATTTTTGGTAACAATACAACCGCCTGAACAAAATAGTGAAGCTTTAATTAACCTTGTGTTAGGTTATTTAGGTGGACTGGCAAGTGCAGTCATATCTTTTTATTTTGGTGCTTCACACAAAAAGGACGAGTAGTCTGTTGACTAGCGTAAAGCTCAAGGGCTTTTTAAATTTTCCCAAATTTAGTGTCATGTGTGCCCTGGGAACATCAGACTACTCCTTATAAATGCAAGAGTTTGTAACCATAATTCAACAAGTAGGGTTTCCGATAGCAGCAGCTCTCGGATTAGGGTGGTTCATTTACAAATTAATAATGCGTATTGTTGACGGTATGGAAAACAAATTAGATGTCGTTGATGATAAGGTAGCAGAACAAATAACTGCTATGGAGCAAAGGCTAGGCACAAAACTTGACTCACAACACGGTATTTTAGTAGCCTTAATAGACAGGGTAAGAAGTTTAGATAACGAAATAATAAGACAAGACACATTAATTAAAACTATATTAGGAGTGCCACAGCTTATAGACAGTAATAAAATAGCTAAAGCAGACAGAGATGATCAAAGAAAAGACTAGGTACAGATTGGACTGGTACAAGCTGACAGTTTGGGTTCTGATAGTCAGTTTTTGTATAGGCTTTTGGAGTTTAATTTTATGAATAACGATTATTACAAAGACAAATACAAGAGGACGGGTTGCGCAATATACTTAATCCCAATCTTAATGCTTCCTGTCCTCGCCGACGAAATAAAATTTAAATTTAAATCACCTGCATTTTCAGGCGTCGGCACATCACAACATTACCTTACAATAGACGAACAAGAATTTAGCAGAAGAGAAGCTTTGCGTGCAGAAATAAAAGCTTTACAAGATGAATTAGAAAGAGATGCTGATAACACAACTTTAGCCAGATTCCTAAGAAACTTTGAATCAAGAGTTTATGCACAACTGTCCAGGCAATTAGTAGACCAACTGTTTGGCGAAAATCCAGCTGATGAAGGTTCTTTCACTTTGTTTGATAACCTCATAACTTGGACGACTGACGGTATAAATATTACAATGACTATATTTAATGAAACAACTGGCGAAACAACTACTATCACTATCCCTATTGGGGACTTTGGTTTCTAGTTGTGCTACGCACTTAGAATACATATCACCCTGCCTAACCAATCCAAACAACGATTATAAAGATGTAGTAACCATAATAGGTGAAGCACAATGTTTTTCTAAGTCTGCTTTTATAAATGAGCCAGTAACTGATGCAATCAAAGAACTACGATTACCATCAGCTCGGCCTGTAGTCGCAGTCTATAGTTTTCCTGATGCAACGGGACAACGTAAATCTATTGATGGCTATGCTAGTTTTAGTTCTGCTTTGACGCAAGCACCAGAAGCCTATGTGATTAGAGCTTTGAAACAATCTAAGTTTTTTCGGGTAGTTGAAAGAGTAGGAATAGATCACGTTACTCGTGAAAGACAGATAATAAGATCTACAAGAGAAAAGTTTGATGAAGACGATCAACAAATGCCGTTGCTTTTTGCTGGCTTGATACTAGAAGGTGCAATCCAAGATTACAATACAAACCTACTAACAGGAGGTATAGGTGCCAGGTACTTAGGTATAGGTAACAGCAAACAGTATAGAGAAGATACTGTGATAGTTTCAATGCGTGTTGTATCTGTTTCTACAGGTGAAATACTGTTAGAAAACCTTACAACCAAAACTATTTTATCAGTTGGTCTTTCAAATGATTTCTTCAGATATATAGCAGAGGGCACTAAGCTTGTAGAGTTTGAAAGCGGTAATGCTATGAATGAAAGCAAGTCTATCGCTTTGCAAGCAGCCATAGAAACTGGTATTGTAGATATTATAGCGCAAGGTGTAGAGAAGAGTTATTGGCAATATATGGAATAATTATGCGTTTATTTTTTTTACTTTTATCGTTAGGGCTGGCAGCAGATGATGAAATCTTTGTAGAGCAAACAGGTTCAAACGCCACTATCAAACTAGAACAGCTTGGTAGTAGCAACTTGATTGGTGGTACAAGTGCTGTATCAGGAACAATGACCGCTCTAGATTTAGACGGTACCGCTATGACTTTAACTATTAACCAAATTGGTAGTAGCAATATATTTAGATCTGATGGAATCAACTCAGATAATGTTACTGGTTACTTTGATTTTCAAGGTGATTCTAACGTTCTAGATATTCTTCTCAATAGTAATGGGGTTTATACAGCAGACTATGCAAACCTAAATTTACAAGTTACAGGCGGAAGCAACATATTTGATATTGAGGTAGCCGAAAGTTCTAATGCAGACTACTTAGACTTAGATTGGATTATTGACGGTGATAATAATGAATTTGCATTTGATATTGATTATGAAAACGCTGTCAACTATATAGATATATTTGGAGACAGTAACGATCTTACTTTTACTGGTAGCGGATATGCTGGCACAACCTCAAGCGATTCAGCCTACTTCTACTTAGACCTCGATGGCTCAAGCAATACATTTAACATCACACAAGCATCAACATTAGCGAGGGATTATCTTAAAATTACAACTAATGGTTCGAATAGCACTTTTTGTATTGTGCAGTCAGACGGTTCTTCTGCAACTACATGCTGATTCAATTGGCGATATAACAGAACTTAGAGGATATGGACAAGTCGTAAGAGACGAACCATATCCTGCTGAGTTAGATCTTGATCTATATTCATATGACGACGTGCAAACCAGAGCTGGTCGTATAGGTATCACATTTTTAGACAGCTCAACCGTAAGGCTAACAGAACATTCTTCTTTAGTAATAGATGAATATATCTATGATCCTAATCCTGATAAAAGTCGTATGGCCCTCAATTTTGCTAGTGGCACAATACGTTTTATCTCCGGCAATCTAAATAAAAGTAACATCTCTCTTAAAACACCAACAGCAGATATAGCTGTAAGAGGTACAGATTTTACATGTACAGTAGATGAAACAGGTAGATCACTTGTTATTCTTTTGCCTGACGAGTTTGGTGATCCAAGTGGAGAGATTGTAGTTTCGACAGCTATGGGTGAAGTTATACTGAACCAACCATATCAAGCAACTACAACTAGCGTATATGAAAAAACACCATCAAAACCAGTCACTCTAGATATAGATTTACAGTTTATAGATAACATGTTGATTGTATCACCACCAAAAGAAGAAACTATTAATGCAGAAGAGACCGTAACAACAACAGCTGATTATTTAGACTTTACCGAACTTGACGTTGATTTGTTAAATGAAGACTTGCTAGAAGAAGATCCTGACTTTGAGTTTACAGAACTAGATATTGATTACTTAGCTGGTAACTTCCTAGAAGATTTATTAGATATACTAGACATACTGGAAGAAGAGAATCAAACAGAACTACTAAATGTAGTATCAGGTGTAGACATACAAGGCACACAAGTAGGTCAAGATCTTGAGACTAACATAACAACTATAATTGATGGTGATACTATAAAATTAATAAGACAAATAACACAGAATAGTCAACTATCTTTAAATGCGGATCAATCGTATACAGTTGTATTTACACAAGATGGTGTAACAAGAACCGTTAAAATAAATGGTGGTACTAATTCATCTATTACAATCATACAAGCGTCAGGATGAAGAAACTTTTTTTATTACTAGCATTACTTGTAACACCATTACTAATGCAAGTAACACCACTTGAAATACTCAAACTTAAAACTTTTGATTACTTAGTGCCTACATATCAACCGTCAGGTAATTTTGTTGTGTTAGACATTACCGAAGATGAAGTAAGTGCAGAAGGAGGTTGGCCTTTTCCAAGACAAAGATTAGCCGAGATACATAATGACATTTTACAAAAAGGTGCTCTTGGGGTAGGATGGGTATTGAGCTTTGTTGATAAAGACAGGTTCGGTGGCGACTCTGAATATATTCTCGCAGTTAGTCAAAGTTCATCCTCGATAGTTGCCACCTTTTCTTTTGACAACCAAAAATATCCACAACCTACAGGTACAGTAATACTTGGGCCAAACGTTGAGGGTATAACTTTACCTGGACATTTGCCAAATATAGATGGTATATCAGGCAGGGTCTTAGAGGGTGTGGTATCAGCACCAGTAGATGTAGATAACCTAGTTAGAAGACTACCATTATTATATGAAATACCAGATGGTTGGGTACCTAGCTTCGGCACACAAGTTTTAAAAGCTTTGACAGGATCTGATTCATACATAATAAAAACAAATGATTATGGTATAGAAGAGGTAAGGGTCAGAGGGATCCCAGCAGTACCTACGGACAGTTTAGGACGAAAGTGGATAAGTTGGGTTGAGACACCAACAACGACATTAACTGAAATGAATGTTGCTGGTAAGTTTGTTTTCGTAGGTGTAAGAGCTAAAGGTATATTTCCTCAATTGGCAACTCCGGTCGGTTTGTTAGAACCACATAAAATTCAAGCAGCATTATCAGAGTCTATATTGATTCAAGATAGTCCCAGAATACCAGATTGGCATTTAGGTGCAGAATTTTTATTTTTAGTATTTTTTGTCTCTGTAGTTTGGCTTGTAACGCAATATCTAGGAATTTGGAATGGTTTGATATGCTTTTTTATCATCTTTGGCTCTACGGGCGTGCTAGGAGCTCAGATGGCAACAAGGGGTATTTTGCTGGATTTTTCATACAATTTAATAGCACAATTCATAACTGGAGCCGTATCTTTCTATTTGAACTACCAAAAACAATATAAATTACGACAACAAATTAAAAAACAATTCGAACATTATTTAGATCCTAGACAAGTAAAAAGATTACAAGACAATCCGGACCTATTAAAGTTAGGTGGTGAGAAAAGATATTGCACATATCTATTTACAGATGTCAGAGGGTTTACTTCTTTGTCGGAAAAACTAGAACCAGAAGAGGTTACTGAGATCATGAACAAAGTTTTGACTATCCAAGCTAATGCAGTACAACGTAACGGGGGTATGGTCGATAAATATATAGGTGATGCTATGATGGCAATCTTTAATGCGCCTATGGATTTAATGCATCATGAAGAGATAGCAGTCAAGACAGGGATTCAAATAAGAGACGAAATAAAAGCAGCAAAGTTAGGTATTGATATTGGTATTGGGATAAATTCAGGGCCAGCTGTTGTAGGTAATATGGGGTCAGATTCACGATTCGACTATAGTGCCATAGGTGATGCAGTAAATACAGCAGCTAGGTTAGAAAGTGCTACCAAAGATCGTAAAGTTGATATATTGATTGGAAAATCTACTGAAGATCTTTGTGGTTATCATTTGCAGAAACTAAAGCCTATTGCAGTAAAAGGTAAGTCTGAACCGTTAGAAATCTATACTATATAATTGGTTTGAAGCCTAACTCTTGTTCTCTTTCTATTACAGTTTTTTGGTCAGCCCCAGGCAAAGATGGTTGTATAATTGGCACACTAGCAACTTCAGGTAAAGCTATCTGCGGTCTCGCTCTGAAACGACTTTCAGCCTCTTGTAAAACATTATCTATTTCAGTTTGTGTATCTTGATCTATTTGTAATTGTTCTCTAAGTTGTTTTTTAGCTTCGTCTATAGCAGAACCTGTTGCTCTTGATAATTCTTGCACGCTACCTATTCTCAACAATCTTTCAAAAATTTCTATAACTTGAACAGCTGATGATTTATCGGTTCGAGCCATTAATTTT